CTGATGAAAACGATGCGCCGTTTTTGGACAATACTGAACAACAACTGTTAAACGGGGGAGGAAACCAAACTGCACAGTTTTGGAACTTTACAGAAAGTGTGGAAAATAAATGGCATAAAGATCAGAAAGGAAACTTTGTAAAACTTTGGCCCGAGCTGGCTCAAGCCTTATAAGTATTAGTATGGTAGCACGACAAGAAGATGTGGTTTTAGTCAAAAGCCCATATAAAAAAACAGAATTTTCTGACCAGGAGTTGCAGGAGTTCATGAATTGTGCTGACCCAGATAAAGGTCCTGAGTTTTTTCTTAAAAATTTTTTCTTTATACAACATCCTGTGCAAGGCAAAATACAATATGCACCTTGGGACTTCCAAGAAAGATTAATAAGGACATATCACAATTATAGATATAGTATATCAATGATGCCAAGACAAACTGGTAAGAGTACAAGTGCCGCTGGATACTTGTTATGGTATGCTATGTTTAAACCTGATAGTACAATATTAGTAGCGGCACACAAGTATGCAGGTGCTCAAGAAATAATGCAACGTGTAAGATATAGTTACGAAGCATGTCCTGATCATATACGTGCAGGAGTTACAAGCTACAATAAAGGTTCAATTGAATTTGATAACGGTTCAAGGATTGTTGCCCAAACAACTACTGAAAACACTGGACGAGGTATGAGTATTACTTTGTTATACTGCGATGAGTTTGCATTTGTGCGTCCATCAATAGCAAAAGAATTTTGGACATCAATATCTCCAACACTATCAACAGGAGGTGGTGCAATTATCACAAGCACACCAAACAGTGATGAAGATCAGTTTGCATTTTTATGGAAAGGTGCAAATAAAACTGAGGATGAGTTTGGCAATCAAAAAGAACTTGGCATAAATGGTTTCAAGGCATATAGATCTTACTGGACAGAACATCCAGATCGAGATGAGGATTGGGCAGAAGAACAACGGAATATATTAGGTATCGAACGTTTTAGACGTGAAATGGATTGCGAATTTATTATATCAGATGAAACACTTATTTCACCTACAAAATTAATTGATTTAGAAGGAGTCAAAGAACCTTTGTATAAAACAGGACAGGTACGTTGGTATAAAAATCCGCAAAAAGGAAGAATTTACGTAGTAGCACTTGATCCTAGTTTAGGCACAGGTGGTGACCCGAGTGCAATACAAGTATTTGAGGCAAATACAACTGTTCAGGTTGCAGAATGGCGTCATAATAAAACACCAATTACTGATCAGATACGTATTTTAGTCGAAATAGTCAAGCACATTAATGACACAGTCCAAGACCCGCAGAGTGTGTACTATAGTGTTGAAAACAATACAATNGGAGAAGCGGCACTGTTGTGTATTGAACAGTACGGTGAGCAAAACATTGAAGGCTACTTCTTAAGTGATAGCACTGTAGTCAGTGCAAGTGGTCGTAGATGGCGAAAAGGATTTAATACTACAAACAGAAGTAAAATTGCCGCGTGTGCAAAACTTAAAACAATTATAGAAAGTAACAAAATGACTATTAGTTCGCCAAGTCTTATTGGAGAACTTAAAAACTTTGTAGCCCACGGAACAAGTTATGCTGGTAAGCCAGGCGAGACCGACGATTTAGTAATGGCTTGTTTACTAGCAGTGCGTATGTTACAGGTATTAACAAGTTATCATAAAGAATTAGATGATCAATTAACAGATTTTAACGATGAGACATTAGAACCAATGCCGTTTGTGGCAATGTTTTAATAAATACGTACATGGTACAAGAGAACAACGCATCACAACAAATATATGATTTACTAGTCACCAGGGACCTTGATCCTAAGGCACTAGACAATATGGGTAAACCTACAGTAAATCCAAGCGAAGCAGACTTGTTTTCGTTTAACTTTCGTACTGAGAATCAAGAATATGGCACAGTGGTTATATTAGTAAATGGTGATAACGATTTAGAAGTTTTTTATGGAGACAATCTCGGCAAAAGCATGGAAGTTGACGATAAAGAACATTGGTATGACTTTTTATCCTCTGTAAGAATGTTAGCAAAACGTCATTTGTTAACATTTAGTTTAAACAATATGAACAAATTGAAATTTAAAATGGCAACAATGGCTGATCTTGCTGAAGGAGTTTTGCTTGAAGCATGGAAAGGCCAAGGTAAAAGCAAAAGTTACAGTAATCAACCTGGCAATGCAAAAGTTGTAATACAACATTCACGTGCCATTGGTGAAGACGAACAACGTTTTAGAAACATTGGTGCATTGTTTGTTGAAAATGCACAAGGCGAAAGATTTCGTATGCCATTTAAAAGTATTGCTGGTGCAAAAGCAATGGCACGTCATGTTAGTGAAGGTGGAACACCATATGATGCTTTTGGACAACATATCAGTGAAACAATAAAAGAAATAGGAACACTTGGAAAATTTGTTAGGGCTAGTCGTAGTAATGCATTTGCACAAAATGACCAAGCACTTAGCATTGTTGAAGACGCAGTAAAACACTATGCGAATTTGAAACGCAAAGCAAAAAAAATGATTGGAAAACGTGGATACAAAGAAATATTCAGTTCTTTCAATCCATCAATGGAAGTAACTGAACTAGACGAGACAGTAGATGCAGTACGCGAAGTATTTGTTAATAGTGCAATTGATAGCAGAATCGAAGAAGCACTTCCAATTCTGGCAAAAATAAAGGAAAATACAATGAAAGAGGTAGATCAATTTGAAAACTGGACCAACCAGATCATGGAAGGTACTTGGGCACTGCCAGAAACACAAGAGGATATAGCAAAACTACAAGAACTTATGTCAAAGCCATTACCATGTGGCCCAGATGGTGAATATGCATCTGAACAACTTTATAGCCTAATAGGTGATGATGAGTTATTTGATAACATCTATGATTTGAGTCAGAAAAAAGGTGCTGATGCAGATTGCAGAGACGTAGTAAAGGCCAGAGCACAAGAACTTGGTGTGAAAATTGATGTTGAGGAAAGCATTGAAGAAGCAGAAGAAAAGTGTAGATATTGTGGCGGTGATTGTCCTAATGATGAGGACAATGCTTGTGATGGTTATTTGGGTGATATTGATGGACTTTATGCAGATAGCATTAACGAAAATCCAACTGATCAAGAAACTGCCAGTAGTTATCAAGCAGGACAATCAGCGGCCGCCGCAGGCAAAGAACGTAGCATGGCTATGAACTTAGGTGGAGAAAAAGCCGCTATGAAAACAACTGCAGGTGGAACAGATATTGAAGAAGCATATGAATTTAAACCAAATCCAGGCAAATATAGTTTTTATACAACCCCAGAAGTCAATTTAAGTGTGCAGGATTATATTGCCATGGTAAAGAAAGCAGATGCTGATGGATATGGTTCAGAACCAATATATGATGCAGTATATGGAAGATATGGACAACAAGTTGAAGACTATGTAGTAGAACTACAAAATGATATCAGTGCTGAGATGGGATTGCATCCAAAAGACGATTATGAGCAAATCGAACAAGAAGCATTTGAACAAATTCTTGACGAAGGAATGGATAGTTTTGTTAATCCAAACGATCAAGATGCAACACGTAGTAAAACTGACGTGCCAACAAAAGATTTAGATGCTGACGACATGACTGAAAATAAAACACCAGGTGATAGTCATTACAACTTGCAAAAAGCAAAAGAGGCCGCTAAGAAAGATGGAAAAAATCCAGAAAGATTAACACATGCTGAACTTATGAAGTATATTGATAGTGTCACAGAAATAGAAGATATTGACACCGGCAAACAAGCACTTAAAGCTGAACGTGATCCTATGTTGGAAAGAATCCTATACCTAGCAAAAGGCTAAACAATCTAACCAAAATCTTTGACATAAGTTACACTCATGTTATTATAAGGCATGTTTAACTTTTTATTGAATAAAATTACACCTTTTGGTGTTACTGTACTAAATAAAAGTGCAAGTAATGTAGTTGCATTGCTTGTTGACAAACATATAAAGGCAAATGAAAGAGTAGTAGTTGCTACTCGTAGGCAAAGGAGATAACAATGGCTTCATTAGCAGAAATAAGGGCTCGCCTGGCAGCCGCAGAAAATAAGCAAGGCAATCAGTCATCCGGAGGCGATGGCGCAATTTACCCACATTGGAATATGAACGAAGGCGAGAGTGCAGTACTCCGTTTCCTTCCTGACGCAGACAATTCCAATACGTTCTTTTGGATAGAACGTGCAATGATCAAACTTCCATTCAATGGCATAAAAGGACAACTGGACAGTAAAGGTGTTCAAGTACAAGTTCCTTGTGTTGAGATGTGGGGCGATACTTGTCCAATATTGACAGAAGTACGTCCATGGTTTAAAGACAAATCATTGGAAGATATGGGTCGTAAGTATTGGAAAAAACGTAGTTATGTAATGCAAGGATTTGTAAGAGAAAATCCTATAGCAGATGACAAATCTGAGCAACCAATAAGACGTTTTATAATTGGGCCACAGATATTCCAAATTATTAAAAGTGCATTAATGGATCCAGAGTTGGAAGAATTGCCAACAGATTATTCAAGAGGTTTAGACTTTAGAGTAAGTAAAACTTCGAAAGGTGGCTATGCTGATTATAGTACAAGTAAGTGGGCAAGAAAAGAAACTGCACTTACAGAAGCAGAAGCCTCTGCAATAGAGACACAAGGTTTATATAATTTAGGTGACTTCCTACCTAAAAAGCCAGGTGCAGAAGAACTAAAAGTGATGAAAGAAATGTTTGAGGCATCAGTTGATGGTCAAGCATATGATATTGATCGTTGGGGGTCTTACTTTCGTCCAGCAGGTATGCAAAAGCCTGAGGGAACGGCACCAGCTCCAGTAATGGCGGCGGCCGCATCAGCAACAGCAACACCTGTAGAGGTTAGTGCTCCGGCACCAACCCCGGTAGCAGAAACAATGGCTCC